TGCCCCGGGGGGGTGCCCCTTGTGTGGGGGGCGCCCCCCTGGTCCCGGGGCAGGTCCTCAGAGGACCGGCCGGTTGGGGCTAGGGCTTGGAGTCGAAGCTGCCCAGGATGAACGCGTACTTGGTGAGGATGGCCAAGAGCATGGTCTCCTCGTACCGCGCGGTGATCTCGTTCTTCTGGAACTGGTCGTTGACCAGCCCGAACGCGAGCCCACCGGTTCCCTGGTCGACGAGCTCAGCCGCCTCCATCAGGTCCGCGGTGAGGAAGTCGCCTTGGATGATGTAGTGGTCGGTGTAGACCGGGGTGCCGTCGATCGACATCGCGCCGGGCGCGTTGACGATGGCCGGACCGTGCTGATTGCGGTACAGGTACTCACCGTCAGCGTTCTTGGCGCGGGTGATGAGTCCCCAGTCAGCGGGGTTGAGGCCGTGGGAGACGTTGAAGTACCCCTCGACCGCGAGGGTCTCGGTGGCACGCAGGAGCGCGTCGAGTCGGGTGTCGCCGACGACGCCGTCAGACCACAGAGCAGTCTGCGCGCCGGTGAACCCGAAGATGCCTTGGAGCTCGTCGGCGCCGTTGTCGCCGTAGAGGCAGTGCTGGGTCACGTTCTGGCGGAACCGGCTGCGCATCTTCTGCTCGAGCGCAGGCTGGAGCTGGGGCAGGACGTTGAGACGCTGTTGCGTCATCGCCATCATGGTGGCCAAGGTCTTCATGGTGAGGGAGATCTCCTCCACCTCGAAGTAGCCATACGGCTTCTGGGCGGACTCTGCAGTGACGCCCCACGACTCGGACTGGACCCAGTCGTCGACGGCAATCGACAGCGTCGCGTGGAACACACCGGACCAGGCGATGGCACCAGCGGGCGCCGTTCCGGGGGTGATGGACGTGAGCACGTGAGACACCGTGCCGCCGGTGACGATGAATCTGACCGTCTGGCCGACGTAGAACATCGAGATGTCGTCGACGTCGACAGTGGACGCGCCGGCCGCACAAGTCCCCGCGGCCTGCGTGGCGGCGTACGCGCGGCGGCTGTTCTCAGCCTCGCGCTTGAACTTGTAGGTTTCGGTGGTGTGGGTGATGCGGTTGAGGCGGTCGAGGAAACCCATGTTGCGGGGCTTGGCCTCGATGAGGCCCTGGCGGTACACAGGGATGGACCAGTCGCCCAGAGCGGTGGAGCCGAGGACGTTGGCCTTGATCTCCGTGCCCTGTCGGAAGCAGGAGCGCAGGTCGTGGTCGTTGCGGGAGAGCGCCGGGATGGTCAGAATGGACTTGAAGCCCGGGTCGATGCTGCCGTACCCGGTGGTCGGCTTGATCTTCGACCACTGGTTCTTCCACTCGTCGCTGTCCTGGATGAACTCGGCGAGGGTCTTGTGCTCGGTGTGAGCGGGCGCGCTGGAGCGGCCGCCGGCGACCATCTCGTTCTCGAGGCCTTCGACGCGCTTGCGGTAGGCCTCCAGCTCCGAGGTGAGCTTGTCGGTGACTTCGAGGAGGGCCTTGACCTCGACGGGGTTGTCACCGTCATGCTTGAGCATGGCAGCAGCAGCCGCAGCCTGGTCGGTGACCGTCTGCAGGGTGGCCTGCACGGTCTTGAGCTCCTTGCGCTGCCCCTCGAGGTCGGTCTTGACACCGCCGACGATGGAGGCGAGGCGGTCGTCCATCTTCTGGAGTAGGGATTGGATGCTATCGTTCTGGTCACTCATGGGCGTATCGCTCCTTCAGGGCGTTGTAGAGTTCGACGAGCTCGGAGTTGGGCTCGTCCTCACGAGGGGTCGAGGTATCCCACGACGCCCAAAATGCTTTGGTGGCGGAAATTCGTGCGGAGGGGTTGACCGCGCTGCCGTGGTCCGCTACGGTGATCTCAGGTGCGGGGCCGAAGTCGATCTCGGAGATGATGCGGTGGCCCAGCGTGTCGTACTCGTAGTTGAGCGCACGGAACGAAAACGAGGCCTCGTCGATGACTTTTGCACGCACCAGCTTCAAGATGTCCGTACCAGCCGTCGTGTCGACGATGCCCGCCTTGAAGAACAGGCCGTGCTCGTCCTCACGCAACTCGGTCGTCACCCCGATGGGCAATACCTCCCCAGTCAGGCCGTGCATGTACTTGAGGATGACCTTGTCGAGCTTGGCGAGCGCGGCCTTGAATGCGCCGGGCAGGATGAGGTCTTTGACGCGGTCGACAACGTTGAAGACCGCGGCATAGCCGCTGATCTCGTTGTCCTCCGACGCGAACGCGGCTGTCGCTTTCCGTTCGAGCTTGTGCTCCAAACTACACCTCTCAACCTGGGCGCTGTCCACTCTCCGTAACTTCGTTGGGCTGTGGATCTCTTCCCGGTGTGTGGTTTTGGTCGTTGGGGTCCGTCGCACCGTCCTGGTTCGCCGTACCACTCCCCGCGCGGCCCGCGAGTTGCATCTGCGCCATCGCGACCTCGAGGTCTTGGTGGAAGGGCATGTCGAGCCCGACGTGACGACTTGCCCAGTTGGGCGGGTAGCCGAGGTTGACCAAGCCCTGGGCGGCCTTGATCTTCTCGTCCAGCAGGATGAGACCGATCTCCGTGTCGGCGATGTCGTACCAGATGCGGACGTCGGGGCCGTACAAGCGGCGCACGACCTGCTGGTTGATGCCGTTGAGCATCGCCTTGAGGTTTGGCAGCAGCGTGTGGATCCACCACGCCGCGGTCGCGCGGTCGAAGTTCTGGAGCGTCGCCGCGGCGAAGTCGCCGATCATGGGCGGCGGGGTGCGGAACACGGCCAGGATACGCGACTTGGCGGCGGCCTCTTGCTCGGCGTACTGGGTCTGAGAGATCTGGGACTGGACGATCTGGACGTCCGTCATCCCGCCGATGAGCAGCGGGAACCCGTCGCGGCTCGACGTCCCGAAGTCCTCAACCAGCGTGTTGTAGAACGTGTCGCGCTGGGGCTCCGTCAGCCCGTTGCCGACCGTGACGATGAGTCCGGGGGCGATCTTGTTCTCGAGGTTGTACCGGATGCGCTCGATGATGGTGCGGTCTGCGATGACCGCGTGCATCGCGGCTTCGAACGGGGCGGACCCCGTGGCCATCGAGCCGGGGTTGAGCGCCGTGAGGTGAATCACCTCGTCAGGGGCGTAGTCGTGGAGCTCGATGCCGTCGTTGTATTGGTAGCGGCGCACGTACCCCTGGAGGCTCCGCTCCTGCCGCATCCGGTTGGGGAGCAGCGGAATGAACCCGCGGAGGTCCTTGCCACGCACAATCGGACGCATGTACGTGTTGCCGACGAGGTCCATCTGCATCGCGCACATCGAGATGAGACGGTCCCACGCCCACCGGGGGCGAGGGTTTGATGGCGTCCCAACACCCAGCGGTTCCTCGAGCACGCGGTTGAGGTCGTGGTCACGGTCCTCGACCCACTTCCCCTCGCGGGCGGTACGACCTCTGCGCTGGATCATGGGTGGGAGTGAGCCCTGGGCGGCTGCGTTGGACACCATGCACGCGAACGCGAACGCAGAGTGGTTCATCGCACGCGCGAGGGGGTTGAGCGCGAACTCGTCGAACTGCTGCATGGGTGTGAACCCGTCAGGCAACTGCATGACGGTCACTTCGCGCATCGACTTCACTTCGTGGTCGATCTGGGGCGTTTTGGGCGACAAACTGACCGAAAACGCCTGTTTTGCGGGCGAATCGACGTAGTTTTCGACCTTTTTACCCCGAAATACGTCCAAAAAACTCATGTTTTACCCCGTCTGGAGCGCGTCCACGGCTGCGAGAACGACTGCGTGACCCACACCAGGAACTGCGAAAATGCGTCGACTTGGTCGTCGTGGCGGCCAGCAGGGAAGCTGCAGAGCTCGTTGAGGAGGTCGGAGTTCACCCACCTGTTGATGGGGGACGTCGGATCTGGCAACCAAACATGCCCAGCTTCGCATTCCACGGCCGCGACGGCGGCGCGGGACTCCTTGGAGTTGCCCTGGGGGTCAATCGGGATGACCGTGTACGGCGTGTCGTGTCGGAGCATCTCGATGATGGCCGGCCCGTTCGACGTGTTCTCGACCAGCACCACGTTGGCAGGTCTGCGGGTGACGGCCGCACGCACCTCGCGGCGGACGTCAGCGAGGTCCATGCGGGCGCGGATCTGCTCGATGAGGTACTTGTTGGGTCCCTTGACCACCCAGTACTGGCCAACGACGTAGTCGGAGTCCTTGGTCTTCTTGAACGTCATGTCCCATGACCACGCCGTGATCTCGGGTGCGGCCGGGACGTCGACGTGGTTGTGCCACTTGAACCAGTCGTACCGGAACACTGCTCCGCCGAGTGGCACGGGCGTCTGCAGGTACTGGGCGGCGTACGCGCGGCTGCCGAGCTGCTCGGCCTTGGCGTCCAGGGAGGCACGTGTGAGGAAGCTCGGGAACATGAGGTCACCCACCTTGCCCGGATCGGTCCACAGGGACGTGCTGCAGGGCACTGCGCCCTCTACAGTCTCCGCTGGGATGATGAGGTGCTCATGAGTGCCCCGACGCGTCAGGTGGCCGCTCAGGTCGTTCTCGTTGAGCCGCTGCATGATGACCACCTCCGACGAGTCAGGGGTGTTCTCTCGGGTCGACAGCACGGTGTCGTACCAGTCGTTCCCCTGCTGGATCATGACAGGGTTGAGTTCGGCGGCATCGAGGGGGTCGTCGATGATGCGAGTGTCACCCCGCAGACCAGTCACCTTGGAGCCTGTGGATAGTGAGATTCGGTGCCCGTTCTTGGTGTTCGTGAAGTAGCTCTTGCGCTTCTGCGATCTGTCGATGCCCCAGGGCTTGAATTCCGTGTTGAGCAACCTGACGATCTCTTGGTAGTGGCCACACTGCACCAAGTCCCGCATCCTCACGGCTTCACGCAAGGCCACCGAGGGCGTGCCCGAGACAGCGAGAAATTGGTGGGAGGGCTTGCTGAGCCACACCCAGGCGGGCCAGAACACGGACACCAGTAGGCTCTTCATCATCCCAGGAGGGATGTTGGCCAGCAGGTACTGGATGCGGCCCTCTGTGACGGCTTGGAGGTGGTCGCAGATGACGTCAATGTGCCAGTTCCACCTGATGTCGAACGAGTGGAAGAACGGCCAGAACTCGCGGACGAACTCAGCGAGGGAGAGTTGAATCTCCAGCGCCCTCAAGTATCGGTCTAGGAGGGTCTTGGATATCTGCACGCATTCTCCTGATCTCGTCGAGCGACAGGTGCGCCACCATGCTCCGCACCTCGAAGGGGATGGGGCCGCCGTCGGGGCCGGAGATCTCGGTCCGCTTGGGTGCCACGATGCCACCACGGTCGAGGATGTCCTTACACGCAGCGACGCGGGTCTTGCCGGCTTCGTCGGGGTCCCGCATGATGGCGACGAGGGTGTCGATGGCTTCGCCTGCGAGGCCCTTGAGGTACTCACGAACCTCTCCGCGAGCGACCGTGACAGCCTCTCGGTGTTCGGCGAGCAGCGAGTTGTCGTACTGACTCGCCCGAAGAGCCCAGTTGTACGCAGCCGAGTGCTCCCGGATGGTCTTCACAGAGGGCTTACCACCCAACGTGTCCACGAGCTGTGGGAGTGAACGAGTGGGACCTAGCCTGAGGTACAAGGCCAGGTAACTGTAGGTCTTCGCCGTCTCACCAGGCTGTCGGTCCCATGCGTTCATGGTGGGGAAACGAGGCGACACAAGGACCCTATTCCATCCCAGGGTCGTGTAGTCAGCCACCCTGTGTCCAACTCCATGTAGGTGCTGGCTCATAGAGCCGCGAGCGTCGCATTTGACGCATTGTTTGTTTTCGACGTCAAAAACCCGAGGTCAGTGAGGCTAGCCAAGCGGGTTTTTGAGCCATGTCGATCTCGCAAGTCAGCCAATACTGCGCCTCGACGCGTGCGACACGACTTCTGGTTTTCGGGTTTTGACTAGCCAGGCTGTCCACAGCGTTTTTCGACGCAACCTCGGTTTTCCCAACCCACTGTTTTTACAGCGATTTGACACGTCCGACACAACAAACCCTTTCGGGGACCGGGCGCGCGCGCACGTTCTTATTATATACGCGCCCGCGTGTGTATGTGTGCACGCGCCCGCCTGCACATACGCGCGCGGACCCCGAAACAGAAAGTCGTGTCGCACGCGTCGCACGCGTCGAGAACACAGAAAACAGCAGTTCGGTCGTTTTTGCTATTGACGCGTGGTTAGCCACTCGTCAAAGTGCGTGAGTGACACAACGTCACCCCTCTCAGGAGTTCCTGGATGTCGAAGACACTGTTTGACGCAATCGAACTGGCTCTGTCCGCTCCGCAGTTGCGTGAGATGTCACCGTTCTACGGGTACTGTGTTGGGTCGGCGATGGCCGCCCGCGCCAAGGGTGACCTCGATGTTGGCAACTACATGGACCAACTCGCCGAGTACAGCGAGGGCCACTGCGTCCACCCCAACGATCGCCGACTCACCCACACCGAGCTCCTCGAGATCTCGGTCCTGCATCTCGACGACGCTCAGCAGGCTCGGCTGCTTGGGGCGCTCCGCCTGACTCTCAACCCCCGCAACCTGAGCGAGCCCACTCGCACAGCCCTGCTGGTAGCCGCCTACCGCCTCGCCTCTGGCGACATGGAGGCCTGAGCCATGACCGTCAAAGAACTCATACAGGCTCTGGCCCTCATTGACGGTGCCGCAGACGTCCGTGTGATGGGGCCTGGTCGAGGTGCTCCAGCTGTCTGTGTCGAGACCGTGGTGACCACCACGCAGCTTCGCGGAGCGCAGCCCCTCGTCTGTGTGGCCGTCACAATCAAGGGCGAAGAGACTCGCGACTTCCCCGAACGCTGATTCAATCGCCGGGACTATCCCCGGCACACCTTGGAGAACACGTTGAAAACGATCCTGTCCATTGCCTTCGTCGCCGCGCTCCTCGCCACCACCATCTGGCTCGTCGCGTGTGGGTCCTCTCCGGTCGACGTCCACTTCACCGAGGGCTATGGCTCCGGCGGGTTCACCGCCGTCGTCGACCTCGAGAACGATGACCAACACGCCGTCTCCGTTGCGTTCGGGACGTACTACCGTGCCGGCGACTCGCTGCCTGGGGGCGTCACCGACGCGGGCACGACCTGCTTCGTCATCGAACGCCTGGAGTACCAGGGCATCTCCATCGGGGCAGGCGCGGTCAACAGCGACCCCGTCTGTGACGAGGCGTTTGGCCCCTTTCGTCTGGGGGCGCAGCGCCCCCTCCAACCCATCGGATACGTTCGTGTGGAGTGAGGTCCTCGACCTCGCTCTGATTGTGGCAAAGCTCGTGCTCGCGCTCTGTGTGGCAGGCGTCTGACGCACGGGGTTTGTCGGCACGGCGCCCGCATGGCGGCGCGAGACAGGAGGCGACGGTAGCATGGACATCCAGGAGTTTCTGCTGCTCGGCGTCGACATGAGCCCCTACAGCTCGAGCGTGCGTCGCCCCGTACCCTTCACCCTAGCACTGCAACTGGGCCACCTGCGGGTTCGCCGTCGTCGCACGCTGTGGCTCTGGAGCCTGAGATGAACAGCTACTTGTGAGCGGTTCCTGCTGCCGTTTGTGAGGGATTACACACGTGGCCAGTGACACCCCAGACGTGATGTCGCTGGCCCTGCGTGTCCGTGCGTTAGACCAGCAGCCCCGCAGCCCGCTCCTGGGCGCAGCTGGCAGTGGCGGCAGCTCCGTAGTAGGTGGTGGTGATGGTGGCGCCCGACCGAGCGAGCTTGCACCGAGCGACGATGACACCGAGGCCTGACGGGTCGTACCCAGTCTCCGCCGCGGCCGTCAGAGCCGCGAGGCACTGGGCAGCAGTCGGGGCGACGGCGGCCGTCGCGTGCTCAGCGCTCTGGATGAACCGGAGCACCGGGACGTCGCTGACCAAAGTGGCCACAACGGCAACCTGGATCTGCTTGGCGTCGCCGAGTCGGGCCGCAGCCGTGCCGTCGAGTTCCATGCACGCCAGGTCCGTGACGAGGTCCTGGTCGTCGAGCGCTGCGATGAGCGCCGCGGTCCCACCAACCATCACCATCCCGGCCGAGAGGTCGAGCTGGGTGTTGGTGGCGTTGAGAGTCCCACCGTCGGAGAGCAGCAGCGAGGCGTCCCCTGTGAGGACGCGTGACAACGACCGGGCGATGCCTCGGATGATGTTCGAGTCCTCGTTGTTCTCGTCACTGCCACGAGATTCGATGAGGGGGAGGAGGGTCTGCAGGTCGGTGTGGTCCATGGGTCAAGGCTCCTTGTAGAAGTGTGTGCACACGGAGCGAAAACGCAGCAGCCTGGAGGGTTGTTCCCCCCGGATGGGTGTGAACGCGCGTTCACAGTGACCACCGGCGGTTAACCGCCGGGACCTACTCTCAAAACCGGAGGGTAGGCCGATTTTTGAAAAATCGTGAGCGTCTGCCTTCCCCGAGTACCCAACTCGAAACAGGCTCGGTCGACCCTCCCCCTACCCTCTGGTGCGCCCCCTGTGCCACGTGCAGACCTAGCGTGACACCGATTGACCACGCAACTCGTGCCGTTTTTCGAGCCTCTCAAAACCGGCGCAGGGGGCTCTCAGGGGTGACCGCCGGCGGTTAACAGACGTGAGGGTCTGTTGTGTGTGCAGGTGTGAACGCGCGTTCACAGTGACCAAATACGGTCAACTGGGTTGTGTGCACCAATTGAAAACGGTTATCAATTGGAGCACGGCGCCCTGTTGGGACCCTGCAATTGATAACCGTTTTCAATTTGAACAGGTCGCCCTG